AAAAATGGATCAACTTGAACCTGGTAATATTACAATGTCGGTTTATTTAAAAACTTTAGAAGATTTAGAAATTGATATTCAGTTTGGTGATTATGTTGGTTATTACGATACGGAAAGTTTTGTGAGGTACTATACTGTTGTTAACGATGGTCGTGTTACTTCAGATATAAAACATACTTATAAAGGATATAAACCTTTTTATAGAACAATAATTGGATCACCTGTCGGACCAAACGAATTTAGAGGATTATGAAAATAATAGCTGATGAAAAAGAAGGGTTGTTAAAAAATAAAATTAACAATTTAATTGGTAAAAAAGTAATGTGTTATTATGACTTACATAGACACACATTTTCGGTGACTTATAATGGACTTGTTATGTTAAAGGCAGACTATTTAAAATTAAATGATGTTGAGTTTAGAGTAAGACAAGGTGGAAAACAAAAAGTAAGAGACAAAAAAAGAAAAAATGTTCATGCATTTGTTATCGGTAATTTAGATGATTATTGTGAATTTCCTTGTGGGAATATTCCTGTACCTGAATCAAATGATGTGGTTACATACAATCCTTACAAATATGATTCTTTTGTTAATAAAATAACGGAAGAACCAATTTATAAGTCAAATGAAATTGAAATGATTAACATTAAAGATAAAATATTTTTAATAAACTAATATGGGGTTACCTAAAAAAATAAAAAAAGACATATCATTAATACCTAAGAAGACACTTCTTCCTAGACGACATGAGATTGCCGATATGATTTCGGAAGATGGTACTTATTTACCTAAAAGTTTATTACACGCTGATTTAGATAGAGGGTTTTTAGATTTTGTTAAAGACGGACTTAAAACCGTAGTTGAAGGAAAAACGGTACCAATGGTGGATGTTTTAATAACAACACAAAATTGGGCTCAATTTGTTGAGACATGGGATTTTGAAAATATTGATAAGAATGTTGAACCGCCATTCATTACGGTGATCAGAACACCTGAAGTTAAATATGGTAATAACCCTGCGGTTATGTATAATATTCCAAACAGAAAATTATATTACTATGCTAAAGTACCAACTTGGGATGGACAACGTCATGGAATGGATATTTACAAGATACCACAACCTGTTCCTGTTGATATAAAATACACCGTTGTAATTGTTTGTAATAGAATGAGGGAGTTAAATAAATTCAATCAAATTGTATTAGAAAAATTTTCATCAAGACAATCATACCAAACTATTAAAGGACATTATATCCCAATTATAAATGATGATGTTATTGATGAATCAATTTTGGATTTGGAAAAGAGAAAAGTATACATTCAAAAATATACTTTTACAATGATGGGATTCTTAATTGATGAAGATCAATTTGAGGTACAACCCGCAGTTACAAGAATATTCCAAATATACGAAACTGAAAGTAAAATTAAAAAAAGAAAACCTAAAAAAGAAGTTCCTATTTCACCCCAAACTGCAACCTTTACATATTCAGATGTTGACACAGAAAAGGAGGAAACTTTTTATTATACCGTGAATATGCGTTTTATGGATAGTAAAAATGTGGATTCATATTCTGTTTTCATTAATGGTGATTACTATGGTGATGATGTATTAGTAATATTAGTTAATAATGGGGATGTAATTAAAATAACAATTATTAAAGATAATCCTTCTGAACAATCTTCAATAGTATTTACTGAAGAGTTACTTTAATCCTCCCCGTATATATCTTTTTTTTCCTTACATTTTTCAAAAATAAGGTTTTCCAAAAACCTATACATTTTAATACCACGTTTATCGCAATACTTCTTTAGGGTCTCGTGTGATTCAACCGAAATCTTCAGGTTTTTTATCTTCTTAGTATCTTTATCCATAGGGCAGAAAAAAGGCAGAATAAAATCTTACCAAAATATAAATACTTTCTAATAAGTAAAGTTTTTCCTCAAATTATCAATATTTATATAATAAATAAAATTAAAACCAAAAATAAACTAAATTATGGCAACTAACGGTAAAGTATTCGTATCACCTGGTGTTTATACTTCTGAAGTGGATTTAAGTTTTGTGGCACAAAGTGTGGGAGTTACCACATTGGGTATTGCAGGTGAAACTTTAAAAGGTCCAGCTTTTGAACCGATATTCATCAAAAACTATGAGGAATTTCAAACTTACTTCGGAGGAACATCCGCAGAAAAATTTATAAACACACAAATTCCTAAGTATGAGGCGGCTTACATAGCAAAATCATATTTACAACAATCTAATCAATTATTCGTAACGAGAGTTTTAGGACTTTCTGGTTATGATGCAGGACCATCTTGGTCTATTATAACTCAAGCAAATGTTGATCCTACTACGATTGACTTTTATTGTGAAGATCCACAAATAGTTGATTGTTTACCTTATTGTGATCCTGCAGATTATAAGGTTACACCTTATGTTGTAGAATTTACGGGGTGTTCAAACTCACAAGGAACAATTAGTTATATAACTGATTTCCCTGCTGAGATTGAAAATATATTAACTGATCAGTTTGAGCAATTCAATGGAGGTGTGTCAACATTAGAAACAGAAATCAATAATATGGTTTTTGATGTACTTAGTGATGCTGACCCAATTAGCGCCCAAACTAATACAATAGCTTATTTCGGAACAATTTATGGTCCTACTTATGATATATTATCACCTGAATTCACAAATGAAACTAATGTTTATGGTGTTCCTTCAGTATCAAGTACTGAAACTAATTATGAATCACCATTTAACGATCCTTGGTATTATTCATTATTTACAAATAATGGTAATAATAGTTATTCAGGATTCTCATTCTTTGCTTATGTTGATAGTTTAACTCTAATACCGGTAACAAATACAACAACAGCATTTCCATTTACACCGACACCAACACCGTCGGCAGTTAATCCATGTGCTACGGCAACGCCAGTATCATCACCAACACCTACACCAACTGCAGTTAATGTTAATTGTTATACAGGTACAATTAATGGGTTGATTTATGAATACACAGGTACATCATATGTTAACTTTGATAATTTAGTTGTTGGTACATTAAGATCAAGAGGTATCGCAACATACGAAGATTCAACAAACCCTGTGTTTGAAGTAACAAATATTAATAATGTAAATTTAAATATGTCAGGACAATATTCAGGTGTTCTTAAAAACCCATATTTACCATTCGTTGTTAATGTAACAAATGATGACGGAACTGCATTCTCTTTTGAGACATCATTCTCAACTTCAGATTCTCAGTACATTTCTAAAGTATTTGGATCAACTAACTTCCAAAAACCAAGAAAGAATGTTCCTTTATTCTTAGAGGAAAGATTCCAAGCTTTATTAAATTATGGATGGAACAAAGGATTCATTAGAGGTTTGAGTTCAAACTTAATTGAATTAGATTCCGCACAAAGTGGACAACAAGATAGTATTGGATGGTACTTAGATAGATACCAATCACCAAGCACCCCTTGGATTGTATCTGAATTAAGAGGTACCAAAGTATTTAACTTGTTCAAGTTCTACTCAATTTCTGATGGTAACTCAGCAAACTCTGAAATTAAAGTTTCAATTATCAATATGTCATTCTCCAATGGAACGTTTGATGTAATTGTAAGAGATTTCTACGATTCAGATGCTAACCCTACAGTTTTAGAGAAATTTACAAATTGTAGTATGGATTTAAATCAAAATAATTTCATCGGTAAAAAAATAGGTTCATTAGACGGAGAATATGCGTTGAACTCTAAATTTATAATGGTTGAAATGAATGAGGATGCACCTGTTGATTCATTACCTTGTGGTTTTGATGGTTATACATTCAGAGAATATGCTGATGTAACACCTCCATTCCCTGTTTATAAAACTAAATATGATTTCCCTGGTGAAATTATTTATAATCCACCTTTTGGTTTTACAAGTGGTAACGATGATGCAATCAGATCAAATGGAGATAACGTTAGAAGAACTTATTTAGGTTTCTCTAATAACATCGGATTTGATACAGACTTTTTCCAATACAAAGGAAAAAGAGCTCCAATTGATTTATGTAATGTTGATGGAGTTGAGTGGTCATACCAAACAAAAGGATTCCACATGGATAAAGATGCTAGTGTTATTGTGATAGGACCAGCGTTTACAACAAGTGGAACACCTAAATACTATGTTGGTGATGCAACATTCCAACAAGAACCTACAAACGAAACAAGTCCATACTACAGAATTTATTCAAGAAAATTCACAACAATGTTCTATGGTGGTTTTGACGGATGGGATATCTATAGAGAATACAGAACAAACGGAGACAGATATGTACTTGGTAGAAATGGATTCTTAAACGGAGCTTGTCCTTCAGCAAGATATCCATTAGCAACAGGATGGGGAGCATTTAAACAAATCTCAATCGGTGATGGAACACAAAGTTTTGCAAATACTGACTACTACGCTTACTTATTAGGAATCCAAACATTCTCTAATCCTGAGGCGGTTAACATCAATGTGTTTGTATCTCCAGGTATTGATTATGTAAACAATAGTGACTTAGTTGAGGCTACAATTGATATGATTGAAAACGACAGAGCTGACTCATTGTATATTGCAACAACACCTGACTACAATATGTTCTTACCAACAACTACAGGTGGTGATGGATTAATCTACCCACAAGAAGCGGTTGACAACTTAGAACAAACAGGAATTGACTCTAACTACACAGCTACTTATTACCCTTGGGTATTAACTCGTGATAGTGTGAACAATACTCAAATCTATATCCCAGCAACGGCTGAGGTAACAAGAAACTTGGCATTAACCGACAACATTGCATTCCCTTGGTTCGCAGCGGCAGGTTACACAAGAGGTATTGTAAACTCAATTAAAGCACGTAAGAAGTTGACTCAAGAAGATAGAGATACTCTTTATCAAGGAAGAATCAACCCAATTGCAACCTTCTCTGATGTTGGTACCGTAATTTGGGGTAACAAAACTCTTCAAGTTAGAGAATCTGCTCTTGATAGAATTAACGTGAGAAGATTATTATTACAAGCTCGTAAATTGATATCTGCAGTTTCTGTGAGATTGTTGTTTGATCAAAACGACGAACAAGTAAGACAAGACTTCTTAAATGCGGTTAATCCAATCTTAGATGCAATCAGAAGAGATAGAGGTTTATATGACTTTAGAGTTACGGTTTCAAGTGACAGTGAAGACTTAGATAGAAATCAATTGGTAGGTAAAATATATATCAAACCAACTCGTTCTTTAGAGTTCATAGATATAACATTCTACATCACTCCAACAGGAGCATCGTTTGACAATATCTAATCAAACAAATAATTTAAAGGAAAAGGGGAATTCGTTCCCCTTTTTTTATTTTACTAATATTTATTAAGGTATGAAAGATTACCATAAAGTTATTGTTAAAGAAATTATCAACGAAATTATTCAGGAAAAACAAACACCCGTAATGAAATATTACGCTTTTGACTGGGATGATAATCTTATGTTTATGCCAACAAAAATACATCTTAAAGATGATAAAGGTAAAAGTGTTGGAATGTCAACTGAAGATTTTGCGGAATATAGAACTGATATTGGTGAAAAACCTTTTGAATATAAGGGACACACCATAGTATCTTTTGATGAAGAACCTTTCAGAGATTTCAGGGTATCAGGAGACAAACAATTTATAACGGATGCAATGTCAGCACCAACAGGACCGGCATGGGATGATTTTGTGGAGGCAATTAATAATGGTTCAATATTTGCTATTGTTACTGCAAGAGGACACACACCTTCTATATTAAAAGAGGGGGTTTATAGATTAATTAAACAGAATAAACATGGTTTGGATTCAAATCAGTTGGCAAAAAATCTTTTAAAGTATAGAGATTTAGCGGATGAAGATAAATTATCTAAAGATCAACTAATACGATCTTACTTAGATATGTGTCGTTTTCACCCTGTGTCTTTCGGAGATGGTTCTGCAACTAATCCCGAACAAGGAAAAATAGATGCAATGGAAGAATTTGTGGGTTATGTAAAAAACTTATCACATTCATTACAACAAAAGGCATTTATGAAGAACAAGATTAGTAACTACTTTACACCATTTATTGGTTTTTCAGATGACGATGTAAGAAATGTAGAAACTATGAAGAAACATTTTGATAAAAAAGAAGATAATATATTAAAGACTTATTTAACTGCAGGAGGACAAAAGAAATTATATTAACTAGTTTGTCTGGTATAGTATAAGAATATGTTCAAAAAAAATGTAAGTAAATAGAAAAAATTCATTATCGTGATATTTATAATAAAAAACTAAAATAAACTAAAAACTAAAATAAAAAATTATGGCTGATTTGTTAATGAAAATGCCAATTCCTTACGAACCAAAAAGAGACAATCGTTGGATTTTAAGGTTTCCATCATCACTTGGAATTAATGAGTGGTATGTGGAGAGTACTTCGAGACCTAAATTAAAAATCGCTTCAGTTGCGATACCTTTCTTAAATACTGAAACATATGTTGCTGGTAGGTTTAACTGGGAAGAAATTTCAGTTAAGTTTAGAGATCCAATCGGACCTTCAGCGTCTCAAGCGGTTATGGAATGGATTCGTCTATGTGCGGAGTCTGTAACGGGTCGTATGGGTTATGCTGCAGGATACAAGAAAAATGTTGATTTGGAAATGTTAGACCCAACAGGAGTTGTTGTTGAGAAATGGATTTTAGAAGGGGCTTGGTTAACAGGATATGATGGTGGTACGTTAGATTATTCAAGTGATAAGATTGTTGGAATCACTTCAAGTATTCGTATGGATCGTTGTATATTAGTATACTAAAAAAATTTACTTTTAATATTAACCGTGTACATTTATGATGTATACGGTTTTTTGTGCAATAATAAATTAAAAAAATATAAAAAAAAATGGATCAAGACACGGCCGCTAATGGGCAAATGGATTTTAACTTACCACATGACGTGGTAACACTACCTTCAGGTGGTTTATTCTACAAATCAAAAAAGAAAAGCGTTAAGGTTGGTTACTTAACCGCAAGTGATGAAAATATTTTAGTTAATATTGAATCAAGAAAATCTATTAATGAAGGTGTTGTTTTACCCTTATTAAGAAATAAACTTTATGAAAAAGACTTAAGACCTGAAGAATTAATGGAAAGTGATATTGAAGCAATCCTTTTATTTTTACGTAATACATCTTTTGGTCCTGAATATAGAATCACAACTGTTGACCCATCAAACGGTCAAACATTTGAAGCATCTATTATGTTGGATGAGTTAAATTTGACAAGACCAAAAGTACAACCTGATGAAGATGGTACATTTACGGTTAAATTACCAAAATCAAACGCGGATGTTAAACTTAAAATGTTAAGTTTATATGACACCATTGAAATTGCTAAAATAATTGACTCATACCCTGTAGGGTATACCGCACCTACGATAACAACAAGATTAAATAAAACTATTTTGGAATTAAATGGTAATCCAGATAGAAATGAAATAAGCGTATTTTGTCAAAATATGCCAATTGGTGATTCTAAGTTCATAAGAAATTTCCTAAAAGAAAACGAACCGAGATTGGATTTAAGGAAAACAGTTTACGCCCCATCAGGAGAAAAAGTCGATGTCATCATCAACTTTGGGGTGGAGTTTTTTCGGCCTTTCTTCTAATCACTCAAAATTTTTATTAGACGAATTTTATTATTTGGCAAAATTCTTGAGGATATCGTATAACGATTTCTTAAAACTTCCAACCTACATTAGAAGATATCTCTTAGATAAGATAGTTGAGGAAAATACGCCCAAAACTTAATACTTAAATATTTATTGTAAAAATTAATTATGCCTAGAACATTTGATTTTAAGAATGCAACCAACGAACAGATAGATGCGTATCTTCAAAAACTTGTTGATGCCGGTTATAACGAAGGTAAATCTGATGGTGAATCGGTTAAAGAAGAAAGAGAATATTTGAAGAGCCGAGGTGATACTGAAAACACAAACACACAATATATAACTGATCTTTTTGAAGGTGAAAAGGTAACAAAAGGACTAGAATCTGCTATCGCAGATTATAAGTCCGCTGCAAATCCAGAAAATTTTAAAGGAGCCGATTATTTAAGAGAATCCGCTCAAGAAATGGCAAATTCGTTGGGTCTTGGTAAGGCTAGAATGTCTGAAATGAAAACAACAATTGCCGATGCAATACCTGAAATGCTCAGACTTGGAATTTCAGAAGGAAATGCATTAGATGCTATGACAGAGATACCAAAAACGTTGGGTATTAACACTTCTTTAGGTAAAGAGGCTCTTGTTGAGATGACGGTAGCGGCTCATGTAGCGGGGGTAAATGTAGGTAAATTAGCGACAGACTTTAAGGGTGTTGGTATTTCATTATATGATGTTGGTGATAAAATGGCCGAAGTTGCAAATTACGCTAAAAGTGTTGGTACAAACGTAAAGGCGGTTTCACAAGAGGTTGTTACTAATTTAAAACAATTAAATTTATATAATTTTGACAATGGAGTCAAAGGGTTGGCCAAAATGGCGGCACAAGCGTCTATGTTAGGTATTGACATGGCGACCACATTTGAAATAGCGGAGGACCTTATGTCACCTGAAAAGGCAATTGATTTAGCTGCATCATTACAACGTTTAGGTGTTTCAAGTAGTGCATTATTAGACCCATTAAAAGCTATGGATTTAGCTCAAAATGATCCTGAGGCGTTACAAAAAGAAATAATTAATGTTTCTAAAGAATTTACTAAATTAAAGGCGGATGGTACAGGTTTTGAAATTTTACCTGGCGCAAAACGTAGGTTAAGAGAAGTTGCGGAAGCGATGGGTATGAGTGCATCTGAATTAGCAAATATGTCAATTAAGAGTGCTGATTTGGACATGAAGATGAGTAAAATTAAATTCCCAAGTTTAGCGTCATCTGAAGAGGATAAATTGTTAATTGCTAATATGGCCCAAATGAAAGGTGGTGAGGCTGTACTTCAAATTAAAAATGATAAAACAGGTGAACTGGAGGACATTAATGTTAAAGATTTAACGGCAGATCAAATTACAAAATTAAAAGAACAACAATCAAATGAAAATAAAACAATTGAACAAATTGCTTTAGATCAATTAACTACATTACAACAAATTAATACC